GCAGTTCGAAAACGTCTTTGGGATCCTTTCCTTCTACGAATGTCAGGCTGTGTCCTCTAAAATGAGGAAAAGAGTACCGAACCAGCACATGGCAGGCGAGGAAATGGACTTCTACGTAAGGGAAGAGTCTAAAGTCTCCGGAAGCAAGATCTTCGAATGGATGTACTTCAATCTCAAGTACGATCGACTTGTATGGGGATGCATGATACCTGAAGATTCTCATTGCTGTAACTTGGAACCGCCTTTCATTCACGTATCCCTAAAGTTCGTAAACAACAGGCAGGCAACCTACAGGGACTACTTCGACGAGAACGGACTTCTTAAGACAAAGAGGATCTATCGCTAGACGTCCTCGTCGCAATCCATCATCTCAGATGTGCAATCCGTCACCTCAGAGAGGCCGCAACGGTCAGGCTTATGTTTCTCTTTACCCCTAGCATTGAGTGAAACCTGGGATGCGAGGTCCTCACGGTAGACTACCAGACTTGCTATGATGATGGCGTTTACTCCATTCCGAGTCCTTGTGTACGTCAAGTGACCGAAAACTTCTATCCAGTCCGAAAGTTCTACTCCTTCCAATGCTGCCATAGAAACTGGATCCCTCGCTAAGATGTTGTGCTTAGTAAGGAATTTTTCGTACTTAAATCCATGATACATGTAGCTTCTGTTCTCTATGACGAAGGTGATAACGTCCTCGTTGTTCATCCTTTTTGAGGATTGCGGCATTTTTGACAGTTGACCGATTAGGTGTACTTCGTTTCTTTCCCTTTCTTTAAGTTTCTCTGGGTAACCCTTGTAATTCATTCAGTTTTGGTTTTTTTTAGTTCCGATTCGAGGAACTTCAGTATCGGATCGTTCGGATCGGTCTCAGTTTCCGAATAGAACGCTGGGTAACCGAGTTCGCCCACTATGGAATGTAGTATCGGAGCGATCTCATTCTCCCTTAGACCTCGACTTAGCTTTACGTAGACCGTTCGTGATAGGAAAGGTCGATCCTCTTCCTCGTCGATCTCCAGATCGCTTACCTCTGTCGTTATTTCGAACTTCCTACAGATTCTCGACACGATCAGAGCGATTCGCTTATCGATCTTCTGGTTCTCGTAATACGTCACGTAACCGATCTCTAACTCAGGTACGAACATGGGCCAAGGTCAGTAAAAAATCCTGTCAGCATGAATGACCTCTCCCGATCGAGTCACTCCGTCGTCTCCAACGTAGTAGCTTTTGGTCAGAATGCCGTCGACCTTTACCTTCATGCCGACGTCGATCTTTCCGTCGTGCTTTCTGGCTAGGTCTCCCCTAACGAAGATCATGACTCTTGTACCCTCTCTTGCTGCCCTGTTGATGGAGTAAATGAACTTAACGTAGAGGGGAAAGTGCATGAAGTCCACTCGACCAAGTTTTTCCTTTGTCACTGGAGTTGCTCCCACTATTCCAGAAACTGAAGCTTCCGATTCCATCGTCTGATGTTTCTTTTTCATCTTATACTCAGGTTCTAAGAGGGGATCTATTACTTGTAAACATTAACTAAAATTTAACTAAAATTTAACTAAAATTTAACATTTAGAAAGGTGCAAAGTTAAAACTTGTATCCGTTTTATTAGTATGAGAAGGTCAGAAGGATCCGTAGGAGTTTTTTAATAAAAGGGTTTCGTTCGCTTCGCTCTCGAACCCCTCTGCGTATAGCACTTAGAGTACAGTAACTAAGATTTCTAAATCTTCAGTACTTAGGATTTCAATTTGATTCAATTTGATTCAATTTGATACCGCGCGGAGCAAAAGTCATCAAAAATGAAGTCGAAGTCCGCCTGAGCGTTACGATAAGCCTGAGTACGGGTCGTCCGTGCGATATTCTAAGTCTCCTAAAGAAGACTAATAGAATACGAACTTAGAAAAGGTTCAGAATTCTTTTCATCTTTCTCGATAAGTAGACTATGTTCCTTATCAGTAGATCCAGAATTCCTTATCAGAAAGTACTGGAGCACCCCAGTCATCTTCAAATCAGTAAGTCAATATTTCCTTCATCTAAAAAGTATCATCATCCTAGGATCACGATATCACATCCTAAGCCTTTTTCATCTTTCTCGATAAGTGGACTATGTTCCGAGCAGGTAAGACCAGTCATGGAACGAAGGTCGCCCGTATTATCAAGTACCTGGCGTTGTTTTTTTGTCAACTTCACTGATGATTCTTAAGTGTAAGTCTTCAATTTCTGTAGTTGACGAAGTTACGGGTTCTTTAGTAAGAATGGTGGCATACTGATTTTTCATCTCGGTTTCGAGTTCTGAAGAAAGCGTAGCATTTTCCTTAAGTAATTGAGAATAAATAGAATCTTTATCGTGTTCTAACTCATAAAGTGATTCAAGAGCTTTAGAAAAATCTTCAGTCTCTTCAAAAATCTTCATGGTCATGTACTCACCGGTTTTTCGATTATAATATCTATGAGCCATTAGAACTTTAGCTGGATCTGTCGCTACTCCGTCCAAGTACGTATTGGTCCGACCAGTGTACGAATCCGTACTGAATATTCGATAAACGTAAAAAGTAGGTCTCATTTCATCGAGATTTATTAGAACATGAATTATTATATTCGTATTAGGAAAACGGTTTCGCTCATTTCTTGGGTCAACTATGCACGCCCGCAGGGGTACGCGTGGTAGCTATTTTCAATAAGAAGAAAAAAGAATACAGAAAGAATCAATTTGGTATCCTAAGACCGCGACACGTTGAGGCGGGCGCGCGACGACGCGCCCGTACACGGGAGGAAGTAAACTTATGTTCAGAATTCTTTTCATCTTTCTCGATAAGTAGACTAGGTTCCTTATCAGTAGATCCAGAATTCTTTTCATCTTTCTCGATAAGTAGACTAGGTTCCTTATCAGAAAGGACTGGAGCACCTCAGTCATCTTCAAATCCGTAAGTCAATATTTCCTTCATCTAAAAAGTATCATCATCCTAGGATCACGATATCACATCCTAAGCCTTTTTCATCTTTCTTGATAAGTGGACTAGGTTCCTTATCAGTAGGTCTAGAATTCTTTTCATCTTTTTCGATAAGTGGACTAGGTTCCTTATCAGAAAGTACTGGAGCACCCCAGTCATCTTCAAATCCGTAAGTCAATATTTCCTTCATCTAAAAAGTATCATCATCCTAGGATCACGATATCACATCCTAAGCCTTTTTCATCTTACTGTGACATCCATCACCTTTCATATACTTAATCTCAGAAAAACAATCCTTTCACATGGAGAATCAAAAATACGCGTTCGGAACGGTTGATCGAGTAGAGCCAAACCTTCCAGAGTTCGTCGAGAAATTTGACAAGAATTACGTCTTTTTTGGAATTGATAACCTCTTTCCTGACTTCTTGAATGCTCTTTTTAATCGCTCTGCTATCCACAGGACTTGCATCCTTTCGAAATTGGACGCCGTAGTCGGTCAGGGACTTTCCTTCAAGAATGAGGCCGACGCCTACCTTTTGAAACGTATAAATCCGAACGAGTCATGGAACGATCTGTTTGAGAAAGTAGCCATGGATTACCTCATGTTCGGAGGTTTCGCTCTCAACGTAATATTCGCAAACGACGGTCTGACCATAGCGGAGGTGTACCACCTAGATTTCAGCAAAGTACGCTCAGGCATCATGAACCAAGAAACTGACAGCGTCGATACGTACTACTACTCTTCCAACTGGGCTAACGTTCGCAAGTTCAAACCAGTTGCCTATCCATCGTACGATCCTTCTAACGGAAAGGCTAATCCATCTCAAATTTACTACTTTTTCAATTATCAGTCGGGAGCAACTTACTACCCACTGCCTGAGTACGCGGCCTCCGTAAATGATATTCAACTGGACGCCGAAATATCAAAGTTCCACATCAGTTCGATCACAAACGGATTGGCACCGGGGCTCATAATCTCGTTGAACAACGGGATTCCGAGCACAGCAGAGGAAAGAGAGGGCATCTACGACGAAATTACTGCGTCATACAGAGGTACTGAAAACGCAAACAAGATGATGCTAATGTTTTCGGTAGATCGTGAACATGCACCAGAGGTCACTCCACTAGAAGCTGCAAACGATACGTACTACACAACTCTAGAAACTAGGATCACTTCTCGTATTCTGACAGGGCATAGAATCTCAAGTCCGCTATTACTTGGCCTCTATCACGAAGGAGGAACTGGATTTTCGTCAAACAGTGACGAGATAATCGTTGCTTACGCTCATTTCATGAGCACGACAATCAAACCTATTCAGAAGTCAATGTTAAAGGTGTTCAACAAGATACTTTACGATAAAGGAATCACCGATAAAGAACTCCAGATCATCCCAAATAGGATAATTGAGGCACCAACCGCTGCCGACGCTATCGCTTAATGGTATGATCATTGGCAGTCAAAATACAAAATAACACTTAACGGTATGCCAGCATATCAAGCAATATGGGTGTCGGAAGAGCGTTTGAAAGCAGCAACGGCTATCCATGCTTCAGTAAGTCCAACGGACATTCAACCGTTCGTCATTCAAGCTCAGACGTTAATCTTGCAGGAATTCCTTGGAAGCACGTTTTTCAAACAATTGAATGATCAGATCGTCAACGGCACAGTCACTACTGTGAATCGTACAATCTTGGATGACTACATAGGCCCTTGTCTAGTAAATTACGCACTGTATTTTGCACTCCCGAATTTAACTTTCAAAATTTATCAAAAGAGTGTCCTAAAATCTGGGAGTGAATCCAGCCAACAGATTGGGCTAGACGAACTGAAATTCTTGCAGGCGCAAGCTAAGGACGTTGCTGATAATTATCTAAAGCAACTTCAGACCTACTTGAAGAACAACAGTTCACTTTACCCAGCTTACGCTAACTACGTTCTAGCGGACGGAGTTGCCCCAAGCAAAAAAAGCCCCTACTTCTGTGGCATTCAGACCTCTTCTAAGTATTTCAATAAGAACAGATCGAAGAACATCAGACGAGCGATTGGAAGTCAGGAAGTTGGAAAAGATTTCTGTGGATGTGAAGATAATAAATAAGACTGAAGAACCGATCGTTAGCAAACCTAGCAAAAGGGGCATTTTTCTATGCCGTCAATACCCACGTGCAAAGAAGAATGTGATACTCCTGCGCATTTACTTCGAAAAAATAATCACCAACCAAAATGGCATGGAAAAAGGGCCAGTCAGGCCATCCTCAAGGTAGACCAGCAGGTGGCAGCAATCACGACACCATCCTGATCAAGAAGGCTTACACCGACCTGCTGACTAACAACATACCTCGCATTCAGAGGTGGTTGGACTCCGTAGCGGAAAATGATCCCGGAAAGGCACTTGATTTCTTGCTGAGACTTTCTCCGTTCGTTGTTCCTAAGAAATTGGAATCCGACATCACTATGGATAGCCCAATCAAGATAGTTTTCCCATCGGAAGGGACCAAGTAAAATTTTTGCAAATGAGTGCGTATAAATAACTCTATACGCATTTTTTGTCTGGCCCGGTCGTAGAACTTATGTACTACTGTTGAGTACAAGACTCTAAGATGCTGTTGCAAAAATAATCAGCATGACTTGACCTTACCTCAATATCTAGAACAGGATTACCAAAATTTAGTAAGTGCGGCAAAAAAGATAACCGGCAATGCACCTCACGCATTAGAGTTACTTCATTACGCAATAACCGACTTCAGTTATAAAAAGAATCTTCAAGAGGTTTTGGATGCAGGCGCCGCTCGTTTTTATTTGGTACGAGTCATGATGATCCAACATAGGAGTTCGACAGGACCATTCTACCGCAATTACATCAAGCAGAGCCTTCCAATCATAGGGGACGTGACAGTCGAAGAGGCGGGCGAACCGTTAGACATAAACAGAGTTAGCGCATTACTCGAACATCTTCCGTGGTACGATCGTGAGCTGTTCAAGTTGTATTCGGATGGTGAGCATAACTACTCTACCCTTTCGGAACTTACTAAAATACCAAGAACATCTATCTCGCTCACCGTCCGACGAGTTAGAGAGTACATCAAGGACAACCTGTAAAAACATCAACTAAAATGGCAATCGTATTCACAGTAAACGAAAAGACTCAAGCTCCCAACGTTCCAATCAAATGGAAGTTCGTCGATAGGGACACGATCTTCTTCTCGTTGCCTGCAAATTTCGAGAATAACGTGATAGTAAGGAGTCACTACTTCAAGATCCCTGAGAATTCTGAAGTTCAAGTCCTTAACGGCAAGGTATCCGGTTGCATCTTCGTCAACCTTTCCAAACCGAAAAATTACTCATTCATCAATGATAACACTGTCACAACTACTACTATTCAGCCTTCTGAGCCTATTAGTGTCGTTAGCGACGATCTCCCTACTGAGGAACAGAGTCTATCGTGTATCACTACAACTACTGTCAGTCGTATTCCTTCCAAACGGAAAAAGGATAGGTAAACCATTCACGTGTAGCTTCTGCCTGTCACAGTGGATAACATTAGGAATAGGCTTAGTTCTAGGGTTTGGTTGGTGGAGTATTTTACCAATGTTCGCAGCTGGAGCAATCACCTTACTGATAGAAAAAGTACTCGATTATTGAAATGGAAGACTTAAAACAGCGATTGGTAGACTTTAGGATAATGACCAATCTGAAAACAGTGTACAACGGAACCGAATTGAAGGAAATTTTCGCTCTTTACAACGAGATAACAAAGGAAAATAGACAAGTAACAACTTGCTCATCTTGCGTTTCTAGCGTAATCACTAGGATCAAGCAGGAGTGCAGAAAGTACGGAATATGAAAAGGAGAAAGTACGGAGTTAGACATCCAAAGACTTACGTAGTGTACGTCGCAGAGGATCGCAAGGGAAACAAGATGGTCGAGATGACCGACATGCCAGTTCAGGCTCTTAGGGAGTTCCTGCACGACACCAAGATTGAGATCATCGTTTCGACACAGTACAACAAGGTAGCAGAGAACGCTTACAAGAGAACCTTGCGAGCTCTCAAGCTGCCAAAGGCAATGACCGATAGGATCGAAAGAAGCAGGCAGAGAATGGAGGAAGTCGGTCGCATTTACGGTCCGACAAATGGTAAGAGAGTCGGCCAGTTCGCAGTCGAGTCAGGGCATTTGGCTAGACTTCGAGATACTAAGGTTCGTTGCGAGGACGGTCACGTAAGCAATTTAGTTTGGCATATCAGGTATTGCAAGAACCGAGGCTTAGATCCAAAAAAATCAGTGATCATAAATGAATCAGAATGAAAAGCTCTATTACGTATACGTGCTTAAGCAGGAGTCCGACGACTCTATCGTCGAAGTTGGCGAGACCACCGACTCGGAGAAGAGGTTCTACCAACACACGAAGGTAAGACCAAACTCGAATCACGGTCACGGACACTTCTACGGAAGGACCGACCTAAGAATAGAGATAGTGGGGACCTTTTTCTCTAGGCATTACGCTCTAGCAATGGAAAGAATGGTCAAGATCGAGCATAAGTTGCCGCTTACCGAGTACATGAGGGATTCGAAGGGCGGAAAAGCATCCGGCCCAAAGAACATGCCAAAAGTAAATAGGGCTAAGGTCATTTGCCCAGATGGCAAGATTACCACAGTACCTCATGCTACTAAGTACTGCAATAGAAGAGGTCTCGATCCAAAAGAAATCACCAAGTTGGTCCAACTGATCATGCTTGTTGTCGTTATTTTGATAAAAATTACCTAATGACAATTGGAAAGACTAACTGAATTCAAAATATTACCAGCATTTGGCCCCCTGTTTAACGATGAGCGCCCCTACGCCATAATAACGGGGGGTCGCTGACGAGCCTCAGGCAAATCTACCCAAGTCGCCGTCTACTTCATAATGAAACTCTTCGGAGATGAGTTCTTCCGAGGAATGATTTCACGGTACACGAGCCGTTCGGTCAAGATGTCAATATACAGGGATGTTGCTGACTTGTTAGAAAGGTTCGGCCTTACTCCTTACGTAGAAATAAAGGGAGAGGAGATCACGTGCAGGTTAAACGACAACATGATCATCACTCACTCTTTCAGGCTATCGGACGCGACTCAATCAGCAAAGGGAAAGGGATTATCATCCATCACTCATGCCATTATTGATGAAGCCCAGGAGTTGCCCAGCGAGGAAGAGTACATAAAGGTAATAGACACATTAAGAACGAAGGGAGTAGAGAGAAAGATCTTCGTCGTCTTCAACCCAGGTTCAAAGAGATCTTGGCAGTTCAAGAGATGGTTCATAGGATCCGTCCACCAACCAAATCCAAAGTGGCTGTCAACCCACATGTTCATTCACACAACGTACAAGGACAACTTAGAGAACTTAGACCCAACAAAAGTAGCAGAATGGGACCTCGCTTCCTTAACTGATCCGAAGTACTACAAACACCATCTACTGGGAGAATTTACGGAAGGAACAGAGGGGCAGATCTTCACAACATTTAAGGTAGGAGTTCCCGACCCACTTGGAGAGTACGACACGACCTACGGTCTTGACTTCGGCTTCGCATCCGACCCTACCGCCCTTATCAAGGTTTCGAAGCACAACGACAGGATCTACCTAAAGGAAATGATCTACGATAGAGGACTGACCATACCGGACCTTGCCATGAAACTTGCATCGCTGGGAATTACTCAAAAGGATCGAATAATTGCCGATTCCGCGGAACCCCGTTCCATAGAAGAACTTAGGAGATTGGGTTTCAACGTGGTAGGAGCCTATAAGGGACCTGACTCAGTCCGCGCAGGAATAGAAAAAATCAAGCGCTATTCAGTTTTCATGGATCCCACATCGGACAACCTAATCAACGAGGTCGACCTGTACTCTTGGAATCAGGATACGGACCGACCGGTGGACAAGTGGAACCATTTGATGGATTCACTTAGATATAGTTTGTCTCACAACGGAGGAGACGGATCCTACGGGTTCGCTGGACCAAAGAAGACAGGACTCGACGCTGAGGGTACTCCTTACGTGATAAAGAGAAGATATTGACGGTTCACGTTCAACTTCTCAACTCAGAATATTTAAGACTAGAAAAGAATCAATTCACATGTCAACAGAATCGTCAACCTATTACGAAACCATAATGAGCTTGGAGAGAGTTATCTTGGCTCATCCTGCGGTCAAGACCTTCCGAATCGGACCGATCTCCTCAGTCGAAATGCCGGACACAGCACTACCCGAAGTAACCTATCCTTACGTACATCTGGTCGCTCAACCTTCGACCATAGGCAAGGCGACGTCCCTGTTCGACTTCGACATGATCATAATGGACTTGGTCGATGCAAACAACTTGGACCTTCAGATTCGTAGGCAGTCCCAGATGCTGGAGATCGGACGAGACATCATAGCGAAGTACACGATGACCGATTGGGGTACATGGAGATTCAACTTGAGTCTGCCTACGACTGCTACTCCTTTCGTAGAGAGATTCATCAACGACGTATCTGGTTGGACCTTCCAAATCCGGATCACCGCACTTACTCCATTGGCGAACTGCGACACGAATCCAATCGTACTTACGTAATCATGGCACAGTTCAAGGACCTATCGGACGAAGCCCTAAACAAACTGGGAGAACGACTCATAAGGAACGTGGACGCAAGGGTAAGCCTTCAGGTCCCGCAACCTTCGAAGAACCCATTCTCAAAGGGCAACCTGTCCCGTAGCGTCAAGTACTCTTGGGTCAAGAGGGAAGACGGAGTATGGGACCTTCACGTGGAGTACTTGGATCACGGAGACTTCACCAATTTCGGCACTAGGAAGTTCTTCAACCCAGCAATGAGAGCTCAGTCCGTCTTCGGGTACGAGTTCCGCGGTTACGAGAAGTCAAAGGGCGGAGTCAGAGCACAGGGATGGTTGTCCTTGAGGGGAGATCAACCTGTCTACGAGGCCATAGTCGAAGCCGAAGTAAGAGTCACATGGGAAGAGTTCATCAAGAACACTACAAGCAAATTCACGAAAACAAACACCACATCATGATCGAATTCACGATAGACAAGAAAGAATACAAGGTAGGAGACCTAACGATCGGTCAGTACTACAAACTGCACAACCTGCTGGTCATGGACGACCTAGCATCCAAGATGACGGTAGTCTCAGAGTTATCCTCGTGCCCTCAGGACGAACTACGCAAGTTGGATAGTTACCAATTCAACATGCTGTGGAACGAGGTGCTGGACAACAACCTGAACATCGACCCTAACACCCAACCGTTCTTCAAGAAGTTCCAGTTGAAGGAGAGGACCTACTACTTCATCGATATGAAGAAGTTGACCGTTGGCGAGATGGCAGACATGGACATACTGAAGTCCGATCCGAACAAGGAGAAGCAGATTCACAGGATGATGGCCGTTCTCTACAGGCCGGCGAAGCGCAACTGGTTCAAGATCGAAGCGGAAGATTACGACGCCAACACGATGGAAGATCGAGCAGAGGAGTTCATGGACCTGCCGCTCAAGTACGTCTACGGAGCCATTCGTTTTTTTTTGCAAGTACCGAGATCCTTATGCGAAACTACGTTGGACTCTTTGATGAAGACGGCGAAGACGAAGGAAGAGAAAGAGATCTACGAAAGTCTGAACCAATTCACATCAGAGTTGCTAGGAACTGGCTCGCTACCATCCACTTCATCGCTGGAGACGATTTTACAAAAGTTGGAGAAGTTGAACGAGCAAACCTTGTCTCAGCATTTAACTGGCTTGCCTATCGAAAAGATAAGGCAAGAGAAGAACAGGATGCTCTCAGAAAGATCAGAGCGCAACAAGACTTCCAACTAAAGAACTTAAAATAAGAGATAACAAATGATAACGACAATCGGAACCTACAAACCGAACATCTTCAGCCCAGCGTACAATCCAATCATCTGGAGTTGCTACAGTTCGAACGTTGCTCAGATCGATATGAAGTACGTGTTCGACATCTACATGGACGGTTACGCCACAAAGGTCCTAAGGATCAAGCAGAGACCGAATCCGGATGGCTACGGAATGATCGACGTGTCCACCATAATGCAAGGGTACTTAGATTGGACCGATGACGTTGCTGAGATCACGAACGGCGAGACCACTATCGACTACACTATCGGTAAGGTGTTCGCAGAGTCCGATAAGCTATGTCGTCACGTTCTCGTCAAGGCAGGAGAAGAGTACCGTACTCAGGCAGGAGCGGAGCTCAAGATCTACACAGGAGTCAACACGAGCGTTGGAGCTCCCGCTTACGTCATGTACTCAGGAAACACCAGCGACACGACCGCATGGGTGCACACATGGGCAGCCACTCTCTCACCTCAGGAGAACCTCTGGAACATGCAGAAGGTTACCGCATCCGGGGTATTTGGTTCCAATCCTTTCCAACTGGACGGCACTACCTTGAAGTGCTACGATCACGGAGTCACGACTGCCTACCCGCTTTCCTTCGATACCTTGACAAGGGAAGTCTACTCGTTCGACAAATCGACACTGTCCTTCCTCAACTGGAGTCCTTACGGAAATACTGAAAACAGACCGATCTACGGGTTCCGTTTCGCATTTGCAACACCTACTCGGTCCTACGGTTCTATCGACGTACCGATGATTACTGCAAATGGTTACTCACAAAGGTCATCCGCTACCGCTTCATGCGGTATCATGATCTACCCTAAGCACGACATCGTCCACGTGCTTGCAAGCTTCGACGATGTCATGACTGCATTGGGAGTCGACTACGAAAACACGGCAGGTTGCAGTCTGACCATCACCGGACACAAGCAGGTCTCAGCCAACTCAGCAACCTTCGGAGCAGCAGTTACAAAGAGCGTCAAGTTCACCATCAAGGAGTACTGCGACACCAACCTGTATCAGAGGGTCCGCCTTTCATGGTTGAACTCCCTTGGTGGAAGGGACTACATGAACTTCAACATGATGGTCGAGAAGTCAACTAAAACGAAGCAGGACGAGTTCGTACGCGATCAACTTGACTGGTCAGGCATAACTCCAGTTCCGTTACTGAACGACTCGATTCTCACGGGAAAACTCGGAATGGTCGGTGGAATGAGACCTTACAACAAGCAAGCAGAAGTCAGTTACGAACTGGAGTCAGACTGGTTGACTCAGGATCAGGTAAACATGCTAGAGGAGCTCATCAAGAGCCCTCAAGTTCTCGCATACTTCCACGATCCTAACTCATCGTTGACCGATGACTTCCCACAGGCAGTCAAGGTTACCGATACTTCGTACTCGATAACCAACGTCCGCCAGAAGAAGATGGTTCAGGGTAAGGTCAAGATCGAACTCGTCAATCCACAAAAAATGCAGGTAACGTACTAATGGGAAATCTACAGCTATTCGCAAGGCCTCAGTACACTGGAACTACGGTTCCTCCTTACTCGAGGCTCGACATAATGGAATCCGAACCGATCAAGATCACCGCATCCGTTCAGAGTTTCGAGGATCCGACAAGAGTCTCCTCTGTATTCTCAAGGACGTTCAAACTGCCGCATACCGCAGCTAATGGACCTTTCTTCAAGGCAGCGTTCTCGATCAACGGAACGGACTTCGACATAACTAAGAAGGCCGACTCGTACATCCTTTTCAACGGAGTCGACTTCGCACAGGGTTACTTGAGACTCAATGGGATCACCGGTAACTACGAACAGGGAGACGTTCAGTACGATGTGACCTTCTACGGAGAGACTGCCGACTTCGGCACCAAAGTAGGAGGCGGATTCTTGAACGAACTTAACCTTACTGCGCTCAGTCACCCATTGACCTACGCTAACATCAGAAACTCTTGGTTGCCTAATGGTCTGATGGGCGGAGACATCGTTTACGGACTTATCGAATGGGGTTACGCCTACAACAAGGACAACCAACCTACTGACTCTACTCTTTCTCACGATTACTCAAAGTCGTTCACAAACGCCGCAAACCCTTACTGGTTGGAGCAGTTCAAACCTTCTATCAGAGCAAAACGAATCTGGGATCAGATCTTCAACGATGCGGGGTTCACATACGAGTCCTCATTCCTTGGAACAAACCTATCTTACTTGCAGACCACTTACCCAGGATCGAATCGATTCAAGAACCTCTACACCACGACCGAAGTGGAGTCAAGGTCAATCCTTCCTACTGCTGCTCTGTTTCAGGGAAGCTCTTCTACCAACATATACGGAGATTCTGACCCAGTTCAAGAGACCCGTGCTCCAATCAATGTCGAAGCATACGACTACCAGAACGCATTCGATAACTCAGTCGATCATTACTACTACACTGCACAGACAACTGCAGTTCACAAGTTCAAGTGCAGGGCAAGGGCCTACATAGGACATAATGAAGCCATGGAATCGACCCTTTACTATCTAATCGTCAGAATAGTAGATGTTACCTCCGGAAACGCCCTTGCGACCTACTCAACATCAGATGTCGAAACTGGAGGAGTTCAACTTTGGGTAAATGAGAACTACACTGAGGAGAAGACAGTAAACTTGACTCAGGGTCAGAAGGTATGCATGACAGTAGAGGTGGACTTCAACACTCCAGACCATCCGACTACTATCTCTCAAATGGGATTCATGTGTACGCAAGCAGGAGTCAACTTCAACGTGGCTACCCTTCTTCCTGCCAAGATCAAGAAGATAGAGTTCATCAAATCAATCATCACCAAGTTCAAGTTGGTCTTCGTCCCTTCAAAGACGATTCGCAACCACTTCGTCATAACTCCTTGGGCAGACTGGATCAAGCAAGGTTCGGTAGTAGATTGGTCCTCAAAGATCGATCACTCTAAGGACATAAGTATCAAACCGTTGTTCGATAAGATGACGCGTAAGGTCACCTTCACAGAGAAGGACGACACCGACTACATCAACGACTTCTATCAGCAGTCCAATGACAAGAGAGTCTTTGGAAACATGATCCTTGACTCAACGAACGAGATGTTAACAGGCGAGACCACCTACACTACCGAGTTCTCGCCAATTCAGATCGGTCCAATCGGTTACAAGGATGCGGACACTACTCTCAGTCCTAAGTTCCTAGTTCCTCACATAGCAAAGGACACTGGTGGAGGCGAGAGTTCTCCCGGCAAGAGGGAACCGATTGTGCCTAAGATGAAGTTGGCTTACTACAACGGTAAGGTGTCCGCTCCAAGAACTTGGTACATGGCGCCTTCTTCAAACGGAACCGGAACCGCTGCTGCTCAGACTGAGTATCCGTTATTCTCCAACTACGAGACTTGGCCGGTTACTGCAACCACGCTTGACATCAACTGGAAGAACGAGAAACCTGCATGGTACGACACCATCCCAGAAGCGAGCAAACCTACTTACCCATGGCTCACCAACCAGTCAACTTACGAGGTGTTCTGGAAGGACTGGTACACCATGATGTTTGATCCATATAGCCGAATGGTCGATTGCACAGTGGTCCTCTCTTACAAGGACTTCTTGAACCTCAAGTTCAACGACAAGATCTTCATAAGGGATGCATGGTACTTCGTAGACTCGATCTCTGACTTCGTTGTAGGAGAGACCTCTTCTTGCAAGGCGAAACTAGTGAAGATTGGAAACTCCATGAACATTGCAATGAGTCCTACTTCTCCGTTTCATGGGGTGCTTCTGTGCCGTGGAACTTCAGCATGCGCAGCTTACTGTTGCTGCAAGAATGTGGAATGCGACTCCCTTGCTCTGTTCTACACAGATGGAACCACTCTCGCAACTTCTCAGTACATATTCGCCGATCAGTATGGTGGAGTCTTCGCTCCTGCAGGTTACTACGCCAGTTCGAACGCTGCCTGTTACTTGGGACCTGATGGAGTGATTGACTCCTTCTACAACGTTGGTTCATGCGATTGCGGCGGAGGCGGAGCTTCAGAGAGCTTTGCAGTTCGTCAGGGTCAGACTCCTTGCGAGTCAAAGATCTCAGGCAATCCTCTTACTGTCTATGGAGAGCAAGCAAGCTTCGTAGATAACACCAAGCTCTTCCTCGATACGGATCGCACGATAGAAGCAGTCGCTGGAGCTTACAGAGAAGATACTGATCCAGATTACTCTATTACTGTTGGCGATTACGGACTCCGTTACTCTACCGACATCGTAACTGACTGTCCAGGAACTTTCTACTACAGGTTCGTCGTAAAGTACAACGATACGACAGACTGCGCCGCTTGCTGCACCCTATCTACCGTTACTGTCTACTCAGATCAGCGAGTATGGACTGATGCTACCGACCTTTGGCTGAGCAATGACGGAACCGATGCTGCTCCTACTGGATTCTATTCCTTCGAGGGAGACGTTGCTGAGGTAACCGATGGAGCAGTAGGAGCATGGACTCTCTGCTCTTCCTGTGCTCCTTGTCCGGACGGTACGGTATCCGTGACTGTCTGCGTGTATCAGGACATCGACGGTTACAAGACCATTGGTTCTCTATACACATCGAAAGATAATGTGGTCTGGGACCTCGTGGGATCCGTCTCTACAGTACTGAGCAATCCTTCAATGACACCATCCTGTCAGGAGTTCCTAGTGAACGCTGGACTCTACGCTTCGGTAGTCTTCGGTACTGACGAACCTGACGGTCTGCTTACCATGACTCTTTCACAGAACGGAGTCGACGATCCTTCAGTTCAGATTGCAACTCCCGGTTCCTACGATTATGCGTTCCCAACGACTTTGGTCGATGGTATCGACTACATCATGTCTGGGATCGTATTAGACGGTACTGTGGTCGTTCCTACATACACGGAAATGAGCCTATGGTACGAGAAGAACACTGACTCTCCTTGCATTCCTTTCTGCCACATAGACATGGTCGCAGACACCGTGTTCGGAGACGGTCTGACCCTTGCAACTTCGACCTACCTCTACGTTTCTGGTCCAAGTGGTTACGAGGTCGCTCCTTCCGGTTGGTACTCGAACGGAGTAGCAATCAGGGAAGTCGGAGATCACGGTCTGATCATTGCCGATTACGATGGTACACTCTGCGACTGCAATTCTATTCAGACTAGGTACTATCCGTTCGTTGTGACCTTCGACGGTACTTCCTACTGCGACGTATGCTGCTCAGGAGCTCCTTCCACAATCTACGGAGTCAACCCAGTCTGGTCGGACAACAAGATCTTCTACAAGTACACTCTTGGAATCATTGGACCGGCAACTGACGGATGGTACGCTATGACTAAGAACAACTGGATCCAGTTGGACGTTGACGGAGTCGTGATAGATTCCGGTCTCTGCAACGACGGTATCTGCTCCTGCACTCCTTCTTACTACACCTTCTACATCTTCAACAGGACGACTTCGACCGTGAAGTACTCCTACACAGACTGGGAAAGCAATTTCTACAGCGGAGAGATCGAACCCGACAAGTACATTATCACGGAATGCATGGACCTCTCGACCTTGAGCACTTCTGGTTACTGCGAAGCTCAAGTGATAGACGAATGCTTGCTTCCGTAAGTTCAAAGCGTGACTGGAGAATATCTAAGAAAATAAAAGTACTCAATTACGATGGCAAACGAAATAGCTTTCACGATCAAGGTAAATGGCGCCGAAAAGTCAGTAGCCTCCATCAAGGAGATGGAGGATGAACTGAAGCAACTTGAGACTCGATTCAAGAGCATGAAGCTCGGCTCAGCCGAATTCGAGAAGACCAAGGTCGAACTGGATGCCATCAAGGACAAGATAACTAACGTAAAGAAGTCAGCCGAGACTCTTAGTTCCGAATCTGGAAAGAAAGCAGCAGAGATCAAGGGAAAGTTCCAAGGAATGGGAATGGGAATTGCCGAATCCTTCGGTAATGCTCAGCAAGCTTTAAGTACCTTCGGAATAGCGAACGACGCCGCAGTCAAGGGAGTACAGAACGCAAGCATCGCAGTACGTGCTGTAACCGGAGTAACTAAGGCATATACGATAGCTCAGGCCGCCCTTAACATAGTGATGTCGTTGAACCCAATTGGTGCAATCATTGTGGGTGTGGCTGCATTAACTGCTGCAGTGATCTTCATCGTCAAGCCATTCAGGGAGTGGATCTCTAACCTTGGTTTCCTTAAGACTATAGGCAACGCCGTCATGGTAGTACTCAACAAACTCAGGGACTGGTTCGCTCACATCACCGGTCTGATCGATGATACTGCAACCGCCAAGGCAAAGAAGAACGCTGCTTCGATGGTAGACGACTTCAACAAGATCGGTGGAGCCTACGACAAGATGTCCGAGAAGCAGAAGCAGGAACTCGAACTCATGGAGGCCAAGGGAGCGTCCGAAGATGAACTACACAAGAAACGAGCAGAGAACATCCAGAACGACATAAATGCTCAACAGGAATACCTAAAGAATCTCAAGGTTTCAGGTGCCGAACCTGACAAAATTGCTGAAGCTGAGAAGAAACTGAGCACCACCAGGAACGAACTTTCGAAGGAAGATGCAGCCAACGTTACTCGGTTGAACAAGATCAAAACCGACGCAAGCATAAAGGCATCCGAAGAAGCTACTGCGAAGGAGAAGGAAGCTCTAAAGGAACGTGAGGACGCTTGGAAGGCCTACGTCGAACGAGTAAAAGCAGAGGTGGAGAAGAGCAAGGGAAACATAGTGACCCTTATAAACGAACAGCAGAACACGTTGGACGAACGATACCTACAGTCCATTACTGACGAGGATAAGCGCGAACAGGAAGCTCTAAGACTAAAGCAGGAACGCAAACAATCGGAGCTTCAGGGCGAAATAGACTACTTGAACAACTTGGGAGTCATGTCTGAGGAAGAAAAAACTATCCTTGCTACTAAGAATGCTGAAATGTTACAGATGATCAAGACGCACGAAGAAGAGAAGACCACTCTTACAGTCGAGCAGACTGCTGAACGAACGAAAAAGAATGCTGAAACAGAACGATCGAATAGACTTGCAGCAGAAGAACTTATAATGGAAGATGATGAAGCTTCATTCGTCGCAAAGAGAGATGCTTCGTTGGCTCGTGATGCTATTCTTTTAGAGGATGTAAACCTTTCGGAGGGTGAGAGAAATCGTATAGCCGCTGAAGGTGTTGCTTATCGTAATGCTCTATCTCTAAACGAAAAGGAAGTTAAACACCAGCATCTCATGGAGACTCTCCAAATGTTTGCCAATGCTACGCAAGCTATGATGAATCTTTCTGACGCTCTTTTCTCAGCGCAGTTGAACAACGTTAAAAAGGGTTCAAAAGAAGAACTCAAGATAAGGAAGAAACAATTCGCTACCAACAAAGCCCTTTCGATTTCCATGGCAGTCATAACTGGAATCATGTCGGCACTGTCAGCATGGGATAACGGTATGAAGAATCCTATACCTCTGTTAGGTCCTGCTACCGCTGCCGTCTACATGGGAATTTCCATCGTAATGTCCCTTGCTCAGATAGCAAAGATTGCCTCTACAAAGTTCGATCCGGGAGTAAGCGACTCTGGAGGAGGAGAAGGAGGAGACTCTACACCACCGCCACAACCTTCTAAGTTCGCTAGGGGTGGTATGGTTACGGGTCCTGGTTCTTCTACCAGCGACTCCATTCCAGCGATGCTTAGCAACGGAGAGTCCGTGATGAATGCAAATTCTACAAGAATGTTCGGAGGTATTCTCAGTTCTATGAATCAGGCAGGAGGCGGAGCACCTATTGAAAACAACTCAACTGACAGTACGCCGATATTCAAGACCTACGTGGTCGCTTCGGACATGACCAATCAGCAGGAAGCTGACAAGAAGATAACGGACCTAGCAAGGATATAAAAATCAACATCAATATGGAAAAGAAAGTAGTCGAATTAGTCATCCTACCAGAAGACGAAGAATCAGGAGTTTCCGCCATCAGTTTGGTGGATCGCCCAGCGATAGAAGTCAACTTCATGTACTTCAAGAAGGAAGAACCTGTAAAAATGGAAGCGGACACTAGTGGACTGGCGCCTTACGTCGATCCCGGTGATGATCTGAAGCCCATAGAGGAGGTTTACAGTGAGTACCAATTGGAAACTATGATCGAATTAGCAAAGACATTAGGGGTGCCCGGAGAGAACGTGAAGAACGACAAGGAAAAGTTCAACAAAGTAGTCGACGAGACCTTCGCTGAGGGCGACATTACCTACCTCTACAGGTACACCTCATCGAATACCGCTTCGAACAGTCGTACTTTCTGCGCAGCAATGATGTCGATAGACCGTTACTTCACTCGCAAGGAGATTCTCACGCTCGACGATATGAATAACGGGTTCGGACCGGGAGTCGGAGGAGGTCGTTACAACGTCTTCAAGTACAAGGGAGGATCGAACTGCCAGCATTACTGGGCCAAGTATCGTGCAGTAGAGATCAATGGAAGCTACTTGGTGACTCCAGTCGAGCCAGAGACAAGCGAAGAAATGATTGCAGCTACCGCTCCACGTACTTTCAACGGTAGAGGGTTCGTAAAACGTCCAGAAAGAAGCTTACCACCTCTTGCAGGTCATTCTGCATTCCATTTTGCAGACGAAGACAAGAGGATAATAGTTAGCCCAGCAATGATACCAGACAAGGAGATCTTTAGATTAGATGAAGAAGGTAATGAGTACTTTGTTACGTTCACTCCTGAAACTATACTTGAGATCTCTCAGAAGTTCATGCAGCAGGCCAGAACTAACGAAACTAACGTTGACCATAACGAGTCACTTGATGCAGGGTCATACATATTCGAATCGTGGATAGTCGAAACTGAGACGGACAAAGCCATTACCAAGTACGGGTTCGACGTCCCGATTGGTACATGGATGGTCATGATGAAGATAACTGACGATGCAGTTTGGGATATGGTCAAATCAGGTAAAGTGCATGGACTTTCAGTAGAAGGAGCATTTATTGAAGCTGAAGAGCTTGAATCACAAAAAAAGTATGAAAGAATAAGGGATCTTATTCAGGAAGCTGAACCAAATGATCTATAAATCAAAGGTAGAGGAGGCTTTTGAATTACTGCAGAAATTCTATCCTCATGGAACAATAGGATATATACT